CATTTACTTCATCCCGTAGGTATTTAAGTTTGCGTAAAGCTGCTATAGCCCCTTGTTGGCGATGCATCATAATTGTATCATCAGATTGTTCCAGCACTTTTTGATGCTGTTCAATAGCCATGTCTAAGTAACTACTGAACGCTTCCCATTGGCGGTTGTTGCCCACCATTGGCTTGAGTCTGCTGAGTACCTGCTGTTTGTCCACCATTACTACTAAATCCTTGTTCACCCGGAACTGGCACTTGTCCTGTTCCTATTGTTCCACCACCAGCACCTGTTGGGTCAAGTGGCATACCTTGAGATTGCTGCTGCTGTTCCTCTTGCAGTGGTGCTTGGAACTGCTTCATCATTTCTGCTTGAAGTGCTGCCTCACTCATGTTATTGGTAACTTTGTCGGGGTCAAGGTCCATTGACTTTGCAATTTCACTAATTACGTACTGAAACTTAGCAAATGGAGCAAGAGATGGTTGACTTGCAATCTGTAAGAATTGCATTAGTCGTTGACTACGTACTTCATTAGCCATTAGGCTTTCTGTACCACGTGCCTTAACTTCTAGGTCACCTTTAATCTCAGGGTCAAAATCAAACTGCATATTAAAACGAAAGAAACCTTCGCCTAGTGGACGAAGCAAATAATCATCTACGTTTTTGATAACAGTTTTAATACTGCCGCTTGCTGCATTCATTAGCATTGATATACCAGAAGCAGTTCGTCCTACACCTGATACACCCGTCTGACCATGTGCAAAGCTAGGCATACCTGTAGACTCATCTGACAACTGCCGTGCTTTATCAAAGAGCATCATATTCTCTGAGGACACGTTTGGAAACTTTGTACCAAAGATAGCCTGTCCCGGTGCGCCACCTTGTCTACGAAATACCTTGCCCGGATACAGTGTCAAGTCCTGACCGGGTACTAGGTTTGTTTCATCTACTTCAATAAGCATATTACCAGACAATACAGCGTTGTCTACTGCCATACGCATAAAGCCATTCATTAGTGTCTGCGTATCGTCCATGTTTTCTGCAATACCTACGCCAAAGAACGAATATGGATTAAGTTCGTATGGTGCAGCAGCATATGGAATCTTAGCTGGCTTAAACGGATTTAGTACCATGCGGATAAGTTTGTCATTACAAATCCACACATTTGCCTGTAGTTCATCAAAGTCTTTTAGTTCATCTGGTATCTCAACACCCTGCTCTTCCAGCATTTCAGTGTCAACCATACCCCAATATTCTAGGACTTCAAAACGGTCAATGCCATGCTCTGGTGCATAGTCAGATAGGTCATCTTCCCAATACTTTTTATTATAGTTCTCGCCCATCTGAATACATTCGTCAATGACCTGACCACGAAAGTATGGACGTTTTTTTAGGCTACGCATTTGAGAACGAGACATCTTGTGACGTTCAATCACAAACTGTGCTTCATCCATGTTGTTTGCATCTGGGTCTGGATAAAAATTCCAAACAGATACATGCTCTACCTGTGGTACAGTCTTAAACAGTGGGTCATAGTTACCCTCGTCATCCCAGTTAGGATACTCTTTATCCTTTGCAAATGGCCCTTTCATAATACCTGTACCAAATAGTGCCATCTCAAATGCGCTGCTGCGAAGGTTCTTGTTAGCACCGGACTCTTCAAGCTGGTCGTGTATTTTCTTCTGCATCTTTTTAGCCGCAACCATTGCTGGGCTAAATTCAATAGCAGTAGGTGTTTTACCCGGACCTTCTTTTAATTTATCCTGAACAGGCTCTAGTTTTTGTTCTAGTACACCAAGTTTTTCTGTAAGGCTTTTAGCTGTAGCACCTTTTGGAAAATCCATGCCATCGCCACTGTAACCATATGGGCTAGTTAGCGAGGTAGAAGCCTGAAGCTGTTCTGGTTCTTGTGGGTCGAAATGTACATCCGCTACCACACCTTCAGGAAGTTCTGTAGGCTCAATAGACAAAGGAAACTTATTATTTGCAAACAGTACATCTACAATTTGACCGTATGCTGCCAGTGTTTTAGTTTTAGTAACTTTAATAAATACACGTGACTTTTCAGCTTCAGTAAATTGTACATCAGGACCATATAGACCACGATAGTTACGATATGCTCTTAACCAACGCTCTTCATCTTGATAGCGATAGTCTTCCGCACGTTTATAACGCTCAATGACGAAGGGAATGATGTTCGACACATCTGCATCAAAGGTTACCGAATCTTCTGTATCCTCTAACGCAATAGCGTCATCTTCAATCATGATGTCATCTTCATCCATATTTCTTTTCCTTAGTATCCAAAGGTAGCATCTGCAACTTGCATACCGCCACCGGGTCTACCCATAGGGTCATAATCAAATATACTAAACCTCGGTCGTGACATTATACCATATCTTAACGCATCGTACAAGTGGTCTTCTGACTTTGTGTCAATATCTTCCGGATTCTTTTTATCCAGTGGGATTGACGGTAATTGGGCGACAAGGTTTGTGCAACTATTAAAGAAAACAAGTCTAGGCTCTTCCGTAAATTCATCTACCTGTAAACGTCTGTGGATTTCGTTTTTACCTGCTACACGACTACCACGGCTTCTATCTGATGGTCGCCAACGACAACCCTTCTGTATCATCTGTTCCGCAAGAGACGGTCCAGTATCACCACGCTTATGCCAAAGACTGCTATCCAAGACACCATATTTAATATTTCCATCTTGTGCCTCTAATTCGAGAACCATCTCTGCCAAATCGGACGCAAGTACTTTTGACACATAGAGTTCACGGTAGACAATGAGTTGTTCAGACGGAGACACAGCGAACCATACAACACCACTGTAAGAACCATACCCATAGTCACATGCTCTAAACTTAACCCAATTGCTAGGAATATTAAAAGGTTCAATAACATGGATATTACGGTCAAACTCTGTGAACGCAGCACCTTCTTTAATGTCCCAATCGCCTTCAAGTAACTGTCTCCGTTGTTGTTCGGGAAGCGACAAAAGCATCGCTTCGTAATCACCTGCTTCTGCAAGGTAAGGATTGTCAGATAGTCTTGCTGGGATAAATCTGCGTTTAAACAAAGGTTTTCCAGCTTTTTGGTGTCCACTTGGATACCGCAGAACTTCTCCTGTTTCACTATCTGTAGCATCGTAGGCTTGTCCGTATGGTGCTGGGTCAATAAACATTTTCTTAACCCAATGATGCCCACGACCTCCGGGGTTTGTAGTTGCCCTCATAAAGATGGGCAGGTCAGGTGCAGTGGACCGTAGACGACTTCGCATGTAATTCCATGCATATGGCGATTGCCATTGGGTCAGTTCGTCAAAGCCTATCCAGCTAAATGCCAGACCCTGATAGCGCAGGACATCTTCATCTCTGTCGAGGTATGACATCCACAACCTCGCTCCAGATGGCGCAGTCCACTGCATCTTACGTTCTGACCATTTTATTCCCGGCCAGATTTTCGGATATAGTTCCTGTGACTTAAATATAAGTTCACGTAACTCTTCCGTTGTGTGTCGCAGGAGCAGCCCACTAAACTGTGGATGCCCCATGTAACGTAGTGGGTCAGCAAGCATAGCATAGGATTTACCACCCCCTGCTGAACCACCATATAATACCTCACGCTCACTAGCAGCTAGAAACTCAGTCTGAGGACCGGGGTTTGGTTTAAAGAGTACATTAGCTGTCTCTTCAATGCTAGTAAACTCTTCTATGTCAGAAACAGTTTCCTGTATCTTAACTTGTGACTTTTGAGCCTGTGCGGTTTTCTTCGAGTTCTTTCGCTTTGGCGATTGCCTTTTCCGCATACTCTGCCCACTTGCGGAGGCTTCTAGCTTGGTTCTTACGCTGTCGCTCATTATTTAATCTTTTCCTCAATCCTACGTGAGAGATATACCTGCCACTATTTGTACTAAGCCAGTTAGCTACTTCACGATAACTATACTGATTTGTATAGGCTCTAGCTTTCTCAAGTAAATCTAATTCAGTTGGTATGGGGTCAAGAACGTCTGGGTCTTCTTCATTTCGCTTATACCCAAACGGTACTGTACGTGCAATGCGTGGTATCTGTATCCACTCGTTTTCGTCTTTAATGTCTGTGGGCTGTGGAAGTTTCCACTTACCTACACTTCTAGTCATCATTCTCTACAGGTGCTTTAGCTGGCATAAGCATAACACCACCTGCAGCTTCTACCTGCACCTTTTCTGTTTTAATCAAACCTGTGCGGTCAAGCAATTCTTTAGCTGCTGACATCTTATCACGAATGCCAAGTTCTGTTGGGTCGTACAGTGCGCCTGTCATAGCCATAGCAGCTTTAGGTGCATTACGTGCCATGTACATCTGCGTTGCTTCAAGGATTTCTTCTTTCAATCCTTTTACAATTGCAGTTGTGGCAGTTGACTCTGAATAACCTGCCAGTTTCTTTGCGGCAACTACGTCACCGCCAGCCTCTTCAAAGAGGACATCAAGAAACTTCTGTTGTCTTTCGTTTAGTTCTCTAGCCATCTTGCTTCTTCTTCAGTGTATGGTAACATTAAAATAACTTTTCTACAAAACTCATAAACTTTGCACCTGTAGGTGAAGCAGACTTTTGTACCTTTTGTTTTTGCGGTCTGGGTTTTGTCTGTTTAGTTTTAGTAAATTTTTTAGAAGTCTTTACTTGTTTTTCAGGCTTCTTTTGTTTTTTAGCTTTTACTTTTGTACCAAGAGGTGTTGGGTCACCTTCAATAACAAGACCCAAACGAGCAAGCTGTTTCTTTCTTTCTTTTACATCGTCTCTAACTGACATTATTTAAAATCCCCATGATGCATAGCGTGGGCTAGTTTGTGACTACGTGATTTTACCTGAACTGCCCACCTGCTGTCAAGCATTTCTTTTGCGGCAGTACGGAAGTCTCCTTCATGTACTCCTGCCCACATCTTTTTAAACTTACATAGTCTTGGAACACCCATATTAAATGCCATGTCTACTAATACAAGTTGACGTACAGCGTCTAATTCTGCTATGCAAGGATGCGCTTTTAACAGTTCCTCTTCGACTATCTGCACGTCATTCTCTAACAGAAACATTGCATCAGATTCCGTAATACCATGCTGATACACTGTCTCTATGTTCGGTATATCCAGAGCATCCAGTTCTTCTTTTGTAATGCCTCTGTCTTTTAAATTTCTGCCCACACCAATTGTGTCTATGCCCAACGTATCTTGGTAGACTTCCAAGCGCAGCCCTTCACTCTTCATTAACTGCTTTAGCAGGTGTGTGCGAATATACTTCATTTCTTAGATTCTTGCCCCATCCAGATGACAAACACACCTGTCATGACACCCATGATAACAGACACAAATGCTGACTGCTGGGTGGTAGGATTTTCCAAATACATGAACCATTCTGCACAACGCCAAGACATTAATACAGATGCAAGCATTGTAAGACGAGCAATTAGATTATACTGTATAAGAGACTTTAACCAACTCATGCTTTTCTTCTTTGTGATAAAACTTTCGTCTTCAATCTGTTTGACGAACTCGTTCAACAGTTCTTGCTTGTCCACTATCTTTTTCCGAAAAATTTAGTTGCACTACGTACACCAAAAGAAGCAGCGACAATAACTCCAAGACTATACTGATACCAATCAGGCATTTTCTCCAATTGACTGAAACCATTTGCCACAAT